TCTAAAGCTCATGAGATATTCCGTAGATGGTATGTTGATGGTAGAGTTTATTATCAAAAAATTATTGATACTAAAAATCCCAAGAAGGGTATTTTAGAACTACGTTATATTGATCCAAGAAAAATTAAAAAAGTACGCGATATAAAGAAAGAAAAACTACCTAACGGTATTGAGGTAGTAAAAACAATCGATGAATACTTTCTTTATAACGAAAAAGGTATCACTTATAGTGTAGCATTTGGCTCTAGTCAGACTTCTACAACAGGAAGTGGTATAAGAATTTCACCAGATGCAATTTCATATTGTCATTCTGGTTTGATCGATCAAGATAAAAACATTGTTGTTGGCTATTTACATAAAGCAATAAAGCCAGCAAACCAATTAAAAATGATGGAGGACGCCACAGTAATATATCGTCTCTCTAGAGCACCAGAGAGAAGAATATTTTACATAGATGTAGGTAATCTTCCAAAGTTGAAAGCAGAGCAATATCTAAAAGATATTATGGCTCGCTATCGCAACAAGATTGTTTATGATTCAACTACTGGTGAAATCAGAGATGATCGTAAGTTTATGTCCATGTTAGAAGATTTTTGGCTTCCACGTAGAGAAGGTGGTAAAGGAACAGAGATTTCAACTCTACCAGGTGGTGAAAACCTAGGACAAATGGAAGATGTATTGTACTTCCAAAATAAGCTATATCAAGCTCTTAATGTACCAGTATCTAGACTACAACCTCAAACAGGTATCAATTTTGGTAGACAAGTTGAGGTTAGCAGAGACGAATTAAAATTTACCAAGTTTATTGCTAGATTACGTAATAAATTTGCAGATTTATTTAGAGATCTTCTAAAAACACAATTAATACTCAAAGGTGTTATTGTTGAGCAGGATTGGGAAGAGATCAAAGAGAAAATCAGATATAATTTTACTGATGATGAATATTTCACTGAAGCTAAAAACTTTGAAATGTTAAGAAACAGAATCGATATTCTTAATCAAATCCAACCTTATGTTGGAACATATTTTAGTCCTCAGTATGTTAGAAAACATGTTCTACGTCTAACAGATGATGATATTGAGAATATTGAGAAAGAAATATCACAAGAAGCTCCACCACCAATTATGGGTCCTGATGGACAACCTACTCCTCCTGTACAACCTCCGGGTCCCGGTACAATAAATAATAAAACGAAATAGGAGATAATATAATGTCTGATTATGACACTTTAAGACAAATGGCAATTGATGTAGCAAACGGTGACAATAATTCCGCTCACGATAAATTTAATAGTATTATAGCTTCTAGAGTAGCAGATGCATTGGATACTAGGAAGCAGGAAATTGCTCAATCATTGTACGTAAGTCCACAGGAAGATGCCGATGCCTAATATAGATTTTTCTAAATTCATTGCTGAACAACCAATAGATGAAAAATTGGATAAAGAAGATCCATCATCTAAATGGATACATGATTTTGTGAAATCTAAAAATCCCAAATTTGAAGGTAAGACCAAGAAAGAGCGTATTAAGATGGCTCTGGGTGCTTACTATTCAAAGCAAAGAAATGAGGAAGCCGAACAAGTTGATGAAATGGATAGTCAAGGTTATACAAGAGATGGATCTGTATTGGGGCAGATGTATAAAAGTCGCCATCCTTTAAAATTGGGTGAGGGTTTAGATAAATTGGATAATAAGGGCGGCTGGACTCATATAGCGCATACTCTAAAACCTTCTGGTGGAGGTCCGGGAGTAACAATGAAATTCAAGGCAGATTCCGATGAACATGCGAAAGAGCTTGCCAAAGAAAAAGCAAAGAAATATGGCGTGCGTGTTCACCGCATCGAAAAAATTAACGAAGAACAAGTTGATGAACTTAAAATTAGTACATTACTAAGATATGCCACCAAGGCAAATAAATCTTTGATTAATGGTGATAGAGAAAAAGAAAATAAAAGAATAAAAGGTATTCAAACCGCCATATCAAAACTTACAAAAAGAGGTGTTCTACCAAATCCTGTTTATTCAAAGGAAGAAGTAGATACTCCAGATGAGGTGAACGAATTAAAATCTTCAACTCTAAGATCTTATGCTGGTAAAGTTCAATCAAGAATGAAGGATCGTTACACCAAGTTAATGACTTCGGGTGGAGATGTTGAAGATTATAATAAACAAGCAAAAAAAGATCTTTCAAATGTAAATAAGGCTTTAGATAAAGCAGCAAAGAAAACTATGGTTCCTTCTCAAGCAAGATATGAAGAAGTAGAATCTGTAGAGGAAGCTAAACATCCATCTAAAATGTCCACAAAAGCTATTAAAGCAGAGATGGATAATTTAGAGAAGAAAGATTATGATTCTACTTCTAAAGAAGAAAGAGATCGTCACGATGCTTTAGCTAAAGAACATCGATATAGAACAGCAGACGCACCATCTGGCTATGCTTCTGGTTATGAAGTAGACAAAGCAGTTAAACGTGGTCAAGCAAAGAGAGCTAAGGCTCTAAAAGCTGCTGCAGCTACCTCAGAGGAAGTAGAACAAGTCGAAGAGGCTGCACCAAAATACCCAAAACACGGAATTACTCCTGCTCATTCAGATTGGGGCAAAGCCGTAGAGGATGCTAAGCGCTTAAAGAAATTAAGAGTTGGTGTACATAGTCTCTATAATGTTAAACCATATGTTCATGCCGCGTTTGTTGGTCATTTAGCAAAGGCAGTTGGTTATAAGCCTACTCCACATATGGTTAGTTTGAAAAAAGAATATGATACGGCAGAGTTTTTAAAAAAGCGTAAAGAGAAAGAGGCTTTAAAACGTAAACAGAAAAATGAGGAAGTAGAAGATACTTTAAATGAGGCTCATAAACCAGGATTTGTTGCTATAGCAGTTAATCCTAATCAATCAGATTTAGCTAAACAAGGCAAACGATACACTGTATTTTTTAAAGCAGATAGAGTATCTCCTCGTGGGCATACAAAGCCAAAAGACATTTCTCATCATGAAACAATTGAGGATGCAAAAGCAGCCAAAGCAGCTTATGTAAAACTGCATGCATCACATGGAGTAAAAGCATTGAAAGGACTAGGAGAAGAGATGGATCAAATAGATGAAATTTCACAAGACTTGAAAACTGCTTATACTCAAAAAGCCAAAGCTCAGGTTAAAGAATTACAACCATTTGCAAAAAAGAGATCAGAGTATAGAGACATTGCAAAGAATTTAATTGCAAAAAGACAAGCTGGTCTAGCAAAAGCAAATGAAGAAGCTGAAGAAACAATAGACGAAGCAGTCGTTCATGACCAATATGATCAATATCATGCTGCAGCAGTAAAGAAAGCAAATGATATTATCAAAACATTAGATAAACACAAGAAGGCTGTGTATCAAGGATATTCTTCTAATCCAGCTGAAACAAAGGGTCTACGAGTGGGTCCTGGGCATGTTATGAGTATGAAAGAATTTGGTAGAACACTACAAGATATGCATGACAGACTTCAACAAGATGTGGAGTCATGTACTCCACCAGAACCAATTAATATAGGTAAAAAGTAAACATGCCAGTTACTAAAACAATTTTAAAAAAAACAAGACAACAAGTTGTTGTTGCTATGGTTGGTGACGGAACATCGACTGTAGATCTTGATGCAGATTGCCGACTAGCGGATGAAACATTTAGAGGTTATGCTAACTGTAATGTTAACATAAATTCAATAGTATTCTCTGTACCAGATACTGCACCTACTCTTGTTCAAAGAAATACAAGTAACGTATTGGTTGTTGTTGGTAATGACAATTGGTCATTCAATCAACAATTTGGTTATGTTGTTTCTCAAAACAATACTGCTAATATTTCAGTAACAATTCCTAGTTTTGGTGGTACAGTATTTTTGTCTCTAACAAAAAATTCTGGCTATAGCGAACCTAACCAACAAATAAAGTACTAATATGAAATTAATAACAGAGATTAATCAAGAATTAAAATACATCACCGAGGCAAAAGAATCCGGCGGCAAGAATATCTTCATTGAGGGCATTTTCATGCAAGCAGAGAAATGCAATCGTAACAATAGAATGTATAAAAAACCAATTCTTGAAAGAGAAATTAATAAATACCAACAACTCATAGAGGAAAAAAGAGCTTTGGGTGAGTTGGGACATCCATCTAATCCAACAATAAACCTACATCAAGCTTCTCATCTAATTACAAATTTAAGATTTGAGAACAATGATATTATAGGAAGAGCCAAAATTCTAGATACACCAATGGGTAAAATTGCAAAAAATTTTATCGAAGAAGGTGTTAAGCTTGGAGTATCTTCAAGAGGTTTAGGTTCTCTAAAAGTAAATGAAAACGGTGTTAATGTAGTACAAGACGATTTTCATTTGGCAACAGTAGATATCGTTGCTGATCCTAGCGGTCCAGATTGCTGGGTAAATGGCATAATGGAAGATGCTTCATGGCTCTACGTCGAAGGTAGAGGTTGGGTTATGGAGAATGCCAAAAAAGAGATTAAAAAAGGTAGATTAACAGAAGAAAAGAAGATACAACTATTTCAAAAATTCGTTAATCTAATTTCTAAAAATTAGGAATTTAATAAATAATATTTGTAAATTAGATTTAGGAGAAGTTTATGTCAGTTGAACAAAAAATCAAAGATTTGCTAGCACGTAGTGAAGCTAAGCAGATTGATGAGGCTGAGGAAATGGGTGCAGCTTCTGTTAAGAAAGATACCACAGTAAAGACAGCTAATGCAGGTGATGCATCTGCACCAAAGCAAGGTTCTTCAAAAGACGCTTCCTTTGAGACAAGAGAAGAAGATGATGATAACCAAGGTGCAATTACAGCTAAAGGTATCAAGACTAATAGCTTGACTGCTAATGGTCCAGGTGCCACACCTAACTACACAACAGTTGGTGATTCAGCTTCTGTTGTTGGACAAGGTAGCTCAAAAGGTAATGTAGCAAGAGAAGAAGTAGAAGTAGAAGACGAAGAAGTTGTAGAAGAAGATCAACAACTAGATGTTAAAGCTGAACTAGCAGCAATTTTTGGAGATGAACTTTCTGAAGATTTTCGAACTAAAGCAACATCTATTTTTGAAGCAGCAGTTATCGCTCGAGTAAATTCTGAAATGGATAAGATCAGTGAGCAGTTAAAAGAGCAAAATGCTGCAGAGTTTGAACAAGTAAAAGAAGGTTTGGTAGAGAAGATTGATTCATTCCTCAATTATGTAGTTGAACAATGGATGCAAGAAAATGAGGTAGCAATCGAGAATGGATTAAGAACTGAAATCGCTGAAGATTTCATGTCAGGCCTTAAGAATTTGTTTAAAGAGCATTATATAGAAGTTCCAGAAGAAAAGTACGATGTTTTAAATGATCTACAAAGTGCAGCTGATGGTTTAGAAGAAAAGCTAAATCAAACATTAGAACAGAACATGGATCTTCTAGAGCAAATAAACGCTCTAAAGAAGAAAAATATTCTAGGCGAAATGACAGCTGATCTAGCAGATACAGAGGGTGAGAAGCTTTCAAAATTACTTGAAGGAATTTCATTCGAGTCAGAAGAATTGTTTAAAGAAAAAGTTAAGGTTGTTAAGGAAAATTATTTCCCTAAAGTGACCAAGACTCCATCCGATGATGCAATGTTAACAGAAGAAGCACCAATTGCACCAGCAACAGAAACAATTGCTAGATATGCACAAGCTTTGTCTAGATCAAGTAAAACACGATAAATTATAAATATTATATTCATTTCCAAAAAGGAGTTTTTTAATGTTTAAAACAGAACAGTTACAAGAAAAGTGGGGAGCGATTCTAGATCACCCAGATCTAGAATCAATTAAGGATTCTTATAAGAAGTCAGTTACTGCAGTTCTTCTTGAGAATCAAGAAAAGGCTCTAAGAGAAGAGCGTGCAGCTCTTTTTGAAGACGCACCTACAAACAACATTTCATTTACTGCAGGTATCGATAAGTATGATCCAGTTCTTATTGGTCTAGTACGTCGTTCAATGCCAAATCTAATGGCATATGATATTTGCGGTGTTCAGCCAATGACTGGACCTACTGGTCTTATTTTTGCAATGCGTTCAACCTACGGTACAGCTCGTACAAACGCTGCTGGTCGTGTTGAAGCTCTATATAACGAAGCAGATACTGATTACTCAGGTACTGGTACACATGCTGGTAATAACCCTGCTAACCTTATTACTAGCGCTACTTACACCACAGGTACTGCAAATGCAACAGCATGGGCAGAAGCATTAGGTACATCAGGTTATGCATTTGGTGAAATGTCATTCGCAATCGATAAGACAACAGTTACTGCTAAGTCACGTGCTCTAAAGGCAGAATACACTGTTGAACTAGCACAAGATTTGAAGGCAGTTCATGGTCTAGATGCAGAATCAGAACTTTCAAATATTCTTTCACAAGAAATTATGTTTGAAATTAACCGTGAAGTTATTCGTACCATTTACGCAGTTGCTAAGCTTGGTTCACCAGCAACAGCAACAGCAGGTACTTTTGACCTAGATATCGATTCAAATGGTCGTTGGTCAGTTGAGCGTTTCAAGGGTCTTCTATTCAATATGGAACGTGATGCAAACCATATTGCTCAAGATACTCGTAGAGGTAAGGGTAACTTTGTTGTTTGTTCAGCAGACGTTGCTTCAGCTCTTGCAATGGCAGGTGTACTAGATTACGCACCAGCACTTTCAACAAATCTAAATGTAGATGACACAAGCAATACTTTCGCAGGTGTTCTAAACGGTCGTTTCCGTGTTTACATTGATCCTTATTCAGCAAACCTTGGTGCAGCTAACCAATTCTATGTTGTTGGATACAAGGGTACTAGCCCATATGACGCAGGTTTGTTCTATTGCCCATATGTTCCTCTACAAATGGTTCGTGCAGTTGATCCTAACACCTTCCAGCCAAAGATCGGCTTCAAGACACGTTATGGTATGATTGCTAACCCATATGTAACACCAAACGATGCTAGCTCAGCAGCTGATGCAGATAACTTCACAGTTAACCGTAATCAGTACTATCGTAAGTCTCGTGTTATCAATATTATGTAAGAAGCCGGCATTAAGATCGGTTTTAGAAAGGGAGCTTAGCTCCCTTTCTTTTTTGATATATACATAAAAAGGAAGAATTATGTATTCTGGTAATATATCAGTAGCACAAAATTATGTAGATTCTGCTCCTACAACTTATGATTTTCTAAAACCAAATGGATTTAGATTTATTGTAAAAGATATTCCACAAGTAGTATACACTTGTCAAAAAGTTACATTACCATCTCTAGATTTTTCTGCAGCAATACATTCAAATCCAAGATTAGATTATGCAGTCCCTGGTGAAAAGTTAAATTATGGTGATCTTAGAATATCATTTATAGTTTCTGAAGATATGCAGAATTTTAAAGAGATATATAATTGGATGCTAGGAATGGCAGATCACACAGGAGGTAGTAAATTTCAGGAACTTTATGATGCAAGAAGATATAAAGCAACATCAGGTATTGACAGAATTAACAAATATAATGTACAATTCTCTGATGCTACATTGGTAGTATTAAATTCTAATAATAATCCGATAACAAAAATTAAATTTAATTCAATATTCCCTATATCATTAAGTGCTATGAACTTCGATTCAACAGTTAGTTCTATTCAATATATTACATGTGATTGTGTGTTTAAATATACAACATTTGAAATAGAAAGTTAAAATTTTATGGAGACATTATGGTTGAAAAAGTTAAAGTTTCACAACCCACCGCAGTAGTTCCACCCACACCACAGCCAGGTCAAAAAACAATTAGTGTTTCTGAACTGCAAAAGAATAAGTTATTCATTGCAACACCTTGTTATGGTGGTTCCCTCACAGAGCCTTATTTCAAAAGTATTTTACGCCTAGTTTTCTTTTGTGACAAACATGCAATTCCTTTGCACTTCGGTACAATCGCAAATGAAAGTCTAGTTACAAGAGCTAGAAATACTTTAACAGCTTTCTTTTTAAATTCCGATTGTACTCATCTATTCTTTGTGGATGCTGACATTGAGTTTAATGTTGAAGATGTTATTAAACTAATTGCAGCAAACAAGGATGTTGCTGTAGGTGCTTATCCAAAGAAAGGCATCAATTGGCAAACAGTTAAGAAGTATGTAAGTAACAATCCAGAGGCAACTGACAATGATTTAAGTTGTGCTGGTAGTGAATATGCCATCAATTTTAATTTCGTCAATAATGATTTTTCAATTAATGTTGAGGATGGATTGATTGCTCTAAAAGATGCTGGTACAGGATTTATGTTGATTAAGAGAGAAGTTATTGAAAAGATGTGTGCTAATCATCCAGAGCTTCAATACAACAATGATATTAACGTAGATAAGGAACTTGATAAGTATACTTATGCTTTGTTTGATACCATTATCGATGGTGAAGCACGTAGATATCTCTCTGAAGATTATACTTTCTGCCGTAGATGGCAAAACATGGGCGGAAAGATTTGGCTAGATCCTTCGATTGTATTGAATCATTATGGTTCATATGCTTATAGAGGTAATCCAGTTACAATGTTTGACAGACATTAATGAAATATGGCAAAATTATCGGAGTTGCAGAGTCTGTGGGAAACAGACTCTAAAATTGATGAAACAAACCTTGGTGCTGAAGCAACAAAGATACCCAAATTACATGCCAAATATCTAAATTTTCTAACTTCAACCAAACTAAATTTAAGAAAAGCTGAATCTGATTATAATCAGTTAAGAAGAAAGAAATTTAGATATTATAGAGGGGAAATGACTCGAGAGGAATTGCAAGAGGAGTCATGGACCCAATGGCAAGGAACTAAGCCATTAAAAAATGAAATGGATGAGTTTCTTACTCTAGATGAAGAATTGAATAAGTTGTTAGATAAAGTTGAATATTTCAAGACAGTAATATATCAACTAGAACAAATTATCAAATCTTTAAATTCCAGAACTTGGGATATTAGAAATCATATAGAGTGGTTGAAGTGGTCTAACGGATCATTATAATGACAGAGATAATAAAAATAACAAAAAAGAATGATGTTTTTTTGCGCGTAGATGCCACTCCTGGGGTTATGCAAGAACTTCAGGAGTTTTTTACATTTGAAGTGCCTGGTGCTAAATTTCACCCAGCCTATAGAAATAAAATGTGGAATGGTAAGATTTCACTTTATTCAATGTTCACGAAAGAAATTTATGTTGGTTTATATGATTATATTCTTAAATTTGCAGAGTTAAATGAATATGAAATTGATCAGACAGAGTATGATCAAAATAAAACCAATATATCTAAAGAAGAAGTACGATCTTTTTGTGAGGCTCTACAATTAGCATCTAATCAAAATTTGATAGAGATAAGAGAATATCAAATAGATGCTATACATGCCGCTATTACCGATAAAAGAAAATTGCTAGTTTCTCCAACTGGCTCTGGTAAATCTCTAATGATATATTCCCTCATTAGATGGAATCTTCTAACAAAGAAAAAACAACTAATTATTGTACCTACAACATCTCTAGTAGAACAGTTGTATTCTGATTTTGAAGATTACTCCTCAAAAAATAATTGGAATGTTGCTGCTAATTGCCATAGAATTTATGGTGGCAAAGAGAAAATCAATGACTTAAATGTTGTAATATCTACATGGCAGTCTCTGCAGAAACTTCCAAAAAGTTTCTTTGAAAAATTTGATTGTGTGTATGGTGACGAGGCACATTTATTCAAAGCTAAATCTTTAACTGGTATAATGACCAAATGTGTCAATGCTGGTTTCAAAGTTGGTACGACTGGAACTTTAGATGGAACACAGACTCACAAATTAGTTTTAGAGGGATTATTTGGTTCAGTATACCGTGTTACTACAACTAAAAAGTTGATGGATAGTAAACAACTAGCTCAACTTAAGATATTTTGCTTGATAATTGAGCATAGCGAAGAATCAAAAAAACTTTGTAGAAAGTTTGATTATCAGAAGGAAATGGATTTCATAGTAACAAACGACAAAAGAAATAAATTCATCCGAAACCTTTCTCTAGATTGCAAAGGAAATACACTAATACTTTTTCAGTATATTGAAAAACAAGGCAAGGTGTTGTATAATCTATTACAAGAAAAAATTGTAGATGAGAGAAAGTTATTCTTCATCCACGGAGCAACTGAAGCCACAGATAGAGAAATGGTTAGATCAATAGTAGAGAAAGAACAAAATGCTATTATAATTGCATCTTATGGTACATTCTCTGCTGGTGTAAATATTAAAAATTTGCACAATATAATTTTTGCCTCACCAACAAAATCGAGAATAAGAAATTTACAATCTATCGGTAGAGGACTTAGAACATCAGATCAAAAAACTCAATGTGTTTTATATGATATTGGTGATGATTTAAGTTGGAAAAAGAGAAAAAACTTTACTCTTACGCATATAGTAGAGAGAATTAAAATATATGCTGAGGAGTCTTTTGAATATAAAATTATTAACATAAAATGGTGATTATGGATACTGAAACAAAAAATAATGAATTTTATGGTATATTAAAATTAATCAACGGAGATAGTATTATTGGTATAGTTGATTTGAAAGAGATGGTTGGAGAAATCGTTGCTAATGTACAAAATCCTGTACAAATTTTTAATATTCCACAAATGACAGAAGAAGGTACTTACATTGAAAAAGTAATGTTACAAGATTATGTACCTTATAGTTCATCTAAAACTATAGTTCTTGCACTAACCACAATACTTTTTGTAACTCCTCTAGCTACTCAATATATTTCTAGATATGAAAATTTTCTAAAAAATATACAGGAATATGTAACTGAATTCACAGATGAAGAAATTAGTGATGAAAATACACCAGATGAAGATGGTAATGAATTATCAATTGAAAAACAAGATTTAAAGAAATGGCTACACTAATGCAAAAGAATACTCATTATGTTGATAACAAAAAATTTTTGGCGGCATTGATTGAATACAAGAAACAATGTAAAATGGCAGAGGATAGTGGAGAGGAAGATCCGATTGTCACCAACTACATTGGAG